TAGAGTAGATTTCTCACCTCTAACTCCATTAGGACGAGGTACTGACAGTGTGACCGACACAGTCAGCATTCAAGTTCACGCATCATTTACCGAACCCGAAGTTGCTGGTTTTATTGCGCAATCAGGAGTAGGTAAAATGAAGAGAGAGGCAAGAGATAAAGCTAAAGATGGTACTCTGGTACAAGTTAATAGTATAGTTGATTCAGTCAAAGAGGTGTTGGACAAGGTACCTATAATTGGTGGACTCATAGAGAATTTTGGGTCCATTTTAGGCTTGTTTGATAAACCTTTGAATGTTGAAATGGTACAACCAGTTACGCAATCATTAATGAGAGATTTATCCTTGGGTAAGGGAGCTGATAACAGTAATCCCTTGTCCCTATTACCGTTGAGCAATGTGAAATTTGATTTTTCATTGCTTGGCGAGACCACAGATATATTGACAATTAGACATGTGATTCAAACTCCCATGTTATATGATATATATCAATTTAATACAGCTAACACATTGACATTTTACGACGTGCAGCCCCAGCATACGGAAAATGGAGATGATTATCTGGCATTTATGAGTAAGTTTTTTCAATTTTGGCGTGGATCCATAAAATTCATGTTAAACTTTTATTGCTCAACGTTCACAAGTGCTAGATTTCGTGTTAGTGTACTCTATTCAGCAACAGCATTGACTGATGACAACGGAGGAGATATAGTCTCCCGGGTCATTGACGTCAAAGGTGATACACACATTAAGCTGACAATACCCTATCTTTACCAAACTATGTTTAGGAAGATTAACGATCACGTTGTCTATCCCAAATTACAGATCCAATTATTGTCCCCAATTATTGGTCCATCTGTTGACACAGATCCTCAGATATACATGACGATCTGGCGTTCAGCCGGTGAAGATATGGTGTTTAATCAGCAGACAAACTGGATAGACCCTTTAACATCTTTGAAGAAAAAGGAAGAACCAAGATCCTTGATTGAAGAAGATGATACAGACTCTGAAGATTTATTTGCTATGAGTTCCAAAAAGGAGCCCTGCGGTAACGCAGTCCTTTTTGAAGCACAAATGGATCCTCAAAAGGAGTTCAAGAAGACCTTCGACCCTATCATAGAAGGGTCTTTTTTCGTCCATGAGCAGGGAACAATTTCTGGTGAACGCATAGAATTGATTTCGGACATGATAAAAAGGTACATATATGTAACAGGAAATGTTGCAGAGTTTAATGCTTTACAAGCACCTTCCCCTACAGTTGGTCTTAATGGTGCCTATTTTCAGATGGGCAACATCTTCAAATACTGGAGGGGTTCTAGACGGAGTAAGTTATATTTAGAGTCTTTGACTTTCAATCAGTTTCCGTTGTATGGGTTGTA